CAATAGCCTTAGCGGCATCGTCGATAGACGGACCCTTGCGATGCTCGATCACCACGCCTGCCATACCGGATAGCTTGGCACTGTGGTCAGACAGAATACCCACGGTCAACGCCAGCCTGTCAGGGGAAATCTTCTTGAGTTCCTCTGGATCATTCGCCAGTTGCTCTGCCTTCTCAAAAAGCAAATCAGTGTATTCTGCCGCCACCATTGCGTATCGTGCGGAAAACTCCTTACGCTTGGTTTCTAACGTGTCCTCATGCTGCCAGGATAGCCGCCTAATGGTCTCATGCCCTAGCCCTGTGATGCGGGAAATCTGCTTCACTGGCGCACCCTGTGCGAGCAACCAGAGGGCTTTGGCGGCAACGTGGGGTTGGTTATTCTCTACGCACGCCCGTGGAAGGAGCTTTGCCCGTTCGCGGATTTCCTCGAAAAACTCCCGCATCGCAGCGGCATTGTCGATTTCCGGCAAGGGCGTTATCTCGTCACTCATGGGTGGTTTCTATCTTATTCCCGTAGGAACGCAAGCATTATTTTCGCTTGGTTTTCTTCACCTTCACCGCGCCAGAATGCAGCTCACGTTTCAGCTTGGATTGCTGCCCCTTGGAGAGTGGGCTGCCCTTGCTCAGTAGGTATCCTACTTGCTTTTTGCTCTTGGTTTTCATCGTGCAGATGGATTGATTTTTTGCATTTCCGCTTCAAACAATTCAGAGTCTTTCCTGAACTCTTCTGCTGTTGTTTGCATATATTTTGAAAATTCTTCGTCTTGCGAAGCCTGATACCCAATTCTTTCTATTCCAGCAGACGTTGTAAACATCCCTTTGAACATCTTGCGGTAAATTGCATCTATGTCTCCGCTTGACGCATTGACGTTCAACGCTCTTGTCAATGCCCTTGATTCATTGCCCGTTGAAAGCATTGTTGCTATAACACGATTCCTAACTGGCTCAACTATGCTCCCTGCTAAATATCCTGTAAATGTCCCCGGCCCGAAAACAACACGGGGCGAAGGACCACCACTCGGACCTTGAGACTTTATAATATTCGCGTTGTAAACACTAGCGAGATCATACATTTCTTGAACCTTATCCTCGCCCAATACAACCTCCATTTTTTTTCTGTATGGTGATTTTCCACCGGGAGCATCCAACGCCCTTACAAATTTTTGTGTATCAAATAACGGAGTAAAAGGAGCAGTAGCAGATGGTTCCCCACCAGGAAATTCATCTAACACGCTTTTCAAGAAGTCTGTTTTGAAGAAGTTTCTAGCCTTTGCACTTGAACCACCTTGTGATTTCGCGGCATAATTAGAAAGTTGCGCCATCATGGTTTTTGTCTGCTCGGTTGTAAATCCGTCAGACAAGATTGTTCTAGCGATTATTTCCGGGTCTAATTTCTCAAAGTTGCCTTTAGAGGCAATTTTGTAAACTTGAGAGTTTAGTTGGTTTTCCAGTTTCTTTTCGTAAATAATTCTGTCACTGATGCTTCGCAAAACCTTTCTTTGTGTGTCTTGATCCATCAATTGACTCATTTGACGAATATCATCAATGGTAATGTTTTTGCCAATGTTTGATACCTTGCCTGACAATCTATTAAGCTCGTCCAGTGAACGCATAAGCTGAGGTGCGTCTTTACCAAACAGGCTGTTTACGAACTCTGGTTGGTATTTTATTGACTTAACGCTTACGCCGGGGGTGTTAAACCCAAGATCACGGAAATACTGCTTTTGAAGCATTTCTCTAACTTGTTCACTGGCCCCAGCGAGAGCAGGATTTTCTGATTCGTATTTTGCCACGCTTCCAAGAAAGTCCTCAATTCGCTTTGGATCACGCATTAACAGGGAAACTGCCTCAAAAGGTGTTTTAACCAACTCGCCTGCGTCATTCTTAAGAAGTTCACCCATTGTGCCGCGTGTGAGTTTCATCCTAGCGTCATAATCACCAACTGTTTTATCAAAAAGGTCGCCAAGGTTGATTGGTTGCCCAGCACCATCCACTGTCTCGTATGAACCATATACTTCACGCCGAAATGCTGACATCCTATTTGCAATGTCATTAGCAAACTGTTTAGTGGTGCTAGCTCCTGTCGCATCATCAGGCCTTGCGTCACGAAACACTCTTATCCAAGCATCAAATTCTGGTGCAGTAATTGGCCTTGCGAGTTTTTCAAGCTCGCGCATTTGTTCCAATTGAGCTTCAGTCAATGGTTTTTTTTCTGCCATTTCTTGCATTTTAGCCAAGCGTCTTGGCGCGTCCACCTTGGCCTTTAAATTAGAAAGCGCATTGTTTATGCTGCTATTGCTGAATGCTCCACCCTTACTGGCGTCAGACGCCATTTCTTTTACTTCAGAATAAAGAGTCTTAGCGTCAATTTCAAATCCAGCTTTTGATGCACTGGTATTAAACGTATCATATGCCTGATTCTTGATTTTAACCGCAGCCTCTTCGGCCATTTTCCCAAATCCTAATATCGTATTTCCAAGCTGCGTTTTATCACCGGCTTTTGCAGCAATTTCATTAACATTTTTTGTTAATGCGTCAGCGACAATTGATTGCGGTGCATTTTGTGCCTTGGCAATACTTGATACCAATTCAGCTCGGTTTGCTTCAACGGATTTTGCAACTTCGGCATAAACTTTTGAATCAACCGGAGCAGCATTTGTGTATGAATTAAAAATATCACGAAGTGCTTGTTGGGTTTTTTTCATCTGACCAACAAAAGCCGCATTTGGGACTTGAGATGCAAGTTCAGATTGTCGCGCAACCCCTTGGGGTCCAGCAATAACACCAACAGGAACAGTAATTTCCTTTCCGGTAGTTGCGCTCAATCTATCTGCGGAGCGTCTTAAGTTGTCAGCAAAATCATTTGCCAGGTTAGGAGCAATTCGTGGAGCAAGAAATCTTGATGTAAACCTGTCAATCCCGAATCCAGAAACAACGGAGACAGCTCCTTCAGTTCCGTTTCTGGCAAATGCGGGCATAAATTCCGGCTTAATTCCAGAAACACCTTCAATGGCCATATCCAATGCGGTCCCCACTCCAGTTCTTGCTGTACCGGAAGCAACAATAGCAAGTGTAGGGCTTTTTGTCGCAGCCAAGGTTCCTAGCCCCGCAGTTATTTCTGCTGTTAATTTGGGTACCTCAGTTACTGACGCACCTGCAAATCCTAAAAGTCCTTTGAACTCGGTAGAGAATGCTTTCCCGTCAGGCTTTCTAATCAAGTAATCGACATCTCCATCCATTTCAACAGGGAAAACTGAATCAGGTCCAAACTCTTTTTTAAGGTAATCAAGGCGACTGTTGCCATCAGAAAGCGCACCCAAAAACAACTTTTGAGTATTGGACAACTCGCTTTGTGTGTTGATGTTTTCAACAGGCAATCCAGATACAGTAGAAAGAAGTTGCTTTTTTTCTTGGTCAATTTGCTGCGGTGTTTTCCTGACAGATGTTGGCGGCGGCATTACAGGAGCATACATTCCAGATGCGACTGGCGGGAATGTTTGTATCTGGCTGCCTGTTTCAAATTTATACCCGCCACTTCTTAATGCTTCTGTTGAACCTGCAACTTCCGCGACTTTTTGCTTTTCTTCACGATCAACAATTACGTCGTAATCGTTTTGTAAACGATCAATTGCTGCCGTCATTGAAACAACATCTTGCTTTATTTTGCTGGCACTGGCTGAGTCTCCTTCTTTGTCGGCTTGTGCTAAAGATGCTAGTGCGCTTTTTCTCTTGTCAAACACCGTCTTGATGGCTTGACCGATACTGCTTTTGCTTTGAGACAAATCTTGATTTGTTTCATTTTCCATATTTGTATCCTTAATATCTATCAAGTAGATTTTGTTCTTCTTCCGTTAAGCCAGTTACAGGCTTTTGGGTTGGCTCTCTAGTTGTTCTTATTCTAATTTGCCCTCTGCTATCAAGAAAATTTTGAGGCCTATTTGATTGAATAAAGTCAAATTCTTGTTGAGTAATTCTTCCTTCTTTAAGTTCTTTTTTAACGAAATTTTCGTCTCCGTAAATTGTTTCATATTGAAGGTTTTGAAGTCGAATCAATTCCCTTTGGAACTCTGCTGGGCTTTGTGCGTTTTTAAGAGATGTAGCAGAATCCTTTAATATCTGAATATCTTTATCAGATACGTTCCCCAACGAACCACCAGTAGGACTTGCCTCCCGAATTGCTTGCAAAGAACCAAGTGTTAAACGTGAACTAACTCGGTCAATTACGGCTTTGTTTTCGGCTTGTTGAGTAGTTGGGATTCTTTCAGCAACAATCCTTCCGGCAGCCCCGGTTACACCCTCAACCATGTCTTTAGTTCTGTCTTCGAGGAAATAAAGGTCCATCATGTTTTGATCCACGGAAACTTTTTTTGATTGTTCCGCTTTTTGTTCCCTTTTTTGCGCTTGAGTCAACTCTCCTTCAATAATCTCAAAAGCACCAGTCTCTGGATTGAATCTTGTGGTTCTGCTTGCTTGTGGTTGTCCATAAGTAACCTTTGCATTGGAAATTCCACCATCTGGCAGAACATCTCCTGAAACCTTGCCGCCTTTTGCAATAATATCTTGAACTTGCGCTGGAGAAAGCAAAACAATTTCTTGTTGTTGTTGTGTTGATTCACGATAACGAGGACCAACACCAAGTTGCGCTCCCGGCTTGGGAGGTAAAACGCCAGGCTCGTCACCCATGCTTACCCCCATTTCAAATGGAACTCCGTTTTCATCTGCTTCCGTAAGAAGATCATCTGACAGTGGTTGTAGAGTTTCGTCTTGTGGAAGTGCATTTTGTATCATTTCTCCGATTGGAATAAGTTGACCGCTACGAGTCCTGCCCATTTGAACAACTTCATCACCACGGTAAATGTTTTCAATGCCAGCAATTTCATTTGCACTTCTTTGCTGCTCTTCCATTTGCATAGCCATTTTTTGACTTGCAAGTTGGGCGTTTTGTTGTTCAGCAAGAAGTCCGCTACCAATCTTCAGCGATGTTTCAATAGCTTGTGCCGCTGCAAGCCTGTCGCTTAACGGGTTGTTTTTATCACCAAGGATAAACATTGCCTCTTGTGCCATTGGAGCAAGTGAAGGGAAGCTGTCTGAAATAGCCTTGGCTACAAGCTCGGCAGACTTTACTTGCTTTTCCTGTTCGGCTTGTTGTTTCTTAAATTCACCGAACTGTTTTCCGATGTCGCCAATATCAGCACCGAGCTGCGCCATTCCCTGCCCTTGGATTGCGCCAGCCCTTGCAAAGCCAGAGTAATCCTGCACGAACATGCGCGGGTCGATACCTGCGCCAAGCATTTGTCCTCTTCCGTATGTAGCCATATTATTTAATCATTTGGAATCCCAATTTTGCAACACTTCCCCCAATGCTTCCAATTGCGTTGGCAATTCCAGCAGACCTTGCTGCGCTTGCCTGAGCATTCGCCATGCTTGCATTAAGTTGGTTTTGCCGTTGCACAGCACCAAGGTTCAATGCAGCATCCGGCGAGAATAGCTGCGGTGTGCCTGCGCCAATCGCGCCTAATCCAAGTCCAAGTTGCTGTTGTCCGGTCTGGTATGACAGTGGCTGGCTGCCAAGCATTGAGAACCCAGGCTGCGTGTAGAACTGCCCTGCCATGTTGAATGCTTGTTGCTCTGCCTGTGCCGCCTCCTGACGCTTACGGAACAATGATTGCTCGCGGTTTAGCACCTCTCCAGCCACTGATGCGTTGCTTCCAAGCATACCCCTTGCGCCAAATGCCTCCCTTGCCGCCTGTGTCGCCTCACGCTGCTCTTGAGGGTTTAGTCCGTAGGAAGACTGCCTAGCACGCATTGCCTCGCTTGTAGAGGCTCCTACGACGCCTGCTTGTTCTGGCGACAACGCTTGTGAAACACCCCGCGCCATCCCGGCTTGTTGCTGCATCGACTGCAACTCTGCCTGCCTTGCTGCTGCCAGTTGCTCTTGGGACTGTTGGGTGGCTTGCTGACCAATGCCAAAAATCCCTTGTTGTCCGCCAGCACCTTGAAGGAATGCGGAAATGTCACCAAGATTCAATCCTTGGAACTGTGGGCGGAATTGTTGCTCAAATGACAACACATCCGGCATTGTTGCCTGATATGCAGACAGCAACTTTCTGATGTCTTTTGAGTAGTTTGCTTTAGGAACTTGTACGCTTGTTGATCCGCCCATTGTCTTGTTATGTTAATTGTGAGAATATACGCTTCATTCGTTCTGCGCTGTAGATTTTTGGTTTCCTATCTTTTAGTTTGAAGCCGCGACGGAACGCAACCAGTCCATCCCAATCGGAGAATGCTGAGAGTAGCTTTCGCACGCTTCCTCCGTAGTAAGTGACATAGAGACAATCAGAGTCATCTTCTTTGGTTGGTGTGTCGAGGTCAGTGCTCCTGCAATGGTATGCAAGAAGGATTGCGTCATTTCGTGAAACAACAAATCCATGCAGGATGTGCCACATGAATTGTCCGTGAAAGTCTTCTCCAATTGAGGAAAACTTTTGGATTGCTTCGACGATTCGCATGTTTGGTTCCATTTCATCGTATTACCATGAATGACGCTTGGTCTGGATTGGTTGAACTGCTGCTTGCGTCTCTGAATCGCAGTCTGAATGTTGTGGTTGTTTCAGTAAACCCAGCTTCAAGTATGTTTGCAAATGCTTCTGACATGCAAACAACAGCATAGTTGGCATCCGGCAGTGCGGTTGTCATAACGACATCGTAAACACCTGAACTTATCCTTGTAACGCTGGTAACATTGCCACTGGCATTTACAACGCATGCGCCATTGCTGCCCTGTCCTGCAAAATTGCCCCATGCACGGACACCAAAAACAGGTGCGGTTCCAGTTTGCGCTCCATTTAACTTTGCAGCAGTAATGTTTGCATCGGCAATCTTTGGGGTTGTTACATTGGAATCAAGAATTTTTGACGTTGTAACCGAATTGGACGCAAGTTTAGCCTCTGTAACATTGGCATCTGCGATTTTTGCGGTTGTTACGTTGGAATCGGCAATCTTTACCGTAGTAACAGCACTGTTTGCAATGTTACCAGTCTGGATTGTCTTAACTTCAAGCCTTCCGCTGCCATTTACCTGGAGTGTTGCGTTATCTGTAGTGCCAGATGAACCAGAAACAAACGTGGCCGCATCAACCAAGTTGTTTAACTTGGTGCTTGTGACTTGATCTCCGTCAGCAAATGTCTGACCTTTGGATAAAATAGGCATAATTAGAATTGTGAAATGGTTTGTCTATTGGTTATTGTGGCATCAATCGCAATTGAATTGACTTTGGGCCGTCCAATTGGCTGTGATCCTGACGTATTTGAAGAAATTGTCAATTGTGCATACAATCCCCTTGGGTTTCCAAGGCGCATACGAAGGTTTGCAGACTCATTGGGTGGCAAATCTTGCCCAATAAGGTTGTTAATGCGCCCAACTTCATACAATTCTGCGTCTGGGTCTTCAGTGGAGAAGCTAAATACCGCATCGGTGTTCTCGTCGCTGCCTTGGCATTGCACTTGGATGGCGGAAAACTTCTTCCTGTCGTATGTTCCAAGCATAAAACCACGCGATTTAAGCTCGTAATCCACATTGTAGGTGGCAGAACTGCCCACCGGGTTCAAGGAAACCACATCCACAGGTGTTTCGTTGGCATTTGCCTCATGGATGCCGCCTTGATCGTTAACGTAGAACAATGAATTTCTAGCTCCAACCTTACCGTAGTGGATGTCAACGATATTGAACTGCCCACCACCGAACGTATCCACGGACTCCCACGCTTTGTTAAGCATATTGTAGATTAAGATTGTGTTGTTTCCGGTGGCATCGTCTGCTCCAGCTTCGCTGTCAATTGGCACTGCAATGTAGTATCGGTTGTCGTAATACATCCCGACAGACTTGTCTGCTAGTCTCTTGTTGATTCGGTCAATAAATGGCTGTATTGCTTTGGATAGTGGTTCGCCAGTCCCACGAAGGTTGTAGTCATTTTGGAACTCCACTGCATACACGCCGCTATCCGAGAGAAAGAAAATAAGGTTCGCAAACCCAACAATGCTCTTACGAGCCAAGCACCCTACTTCCCTTGTAAGCTCCGTGACAATTGTGTCTTCCAAACTACCTTGAGTCTTGTTGACAATATGGATGCTATTGCGGTTAAACACAACCAAGTTGTCTTCAGTAAATGAATGAAAACCAACAAGGAAATCTGCAATGCCAGCAGTAACTTTGAATTGACTGTAAATCTGGTCATAGGTGTCACCGTCAAGAATGTCTGACGCAAGAATCTCGTCACGCTCCTCCCTGTCTGTGTATGTCGGAGAGGCCGCAGTTCCACCCACAGTGTACCAATATGGAACCCACAAACGCCTCTGGAAGTAAGATGCCCAAGGAGGCGCAGGCATGTGGGTAAATCCACCGCCAACAGAAAACCTGCCGCCAAACTCAAACACATCTGAAGACGATGTGTTGTAGTCGCCAACAGGCGCATACCACTTGATTGTCGTGGAGCTTGCTTCAACAACCTGATAAGTTCTTCCCTCCATAGTGGACAACACGGCAGTGGCTGCCTCGTAAATTGTTACAAAGTCACCAACTTTGATTGTCGTATTACCAACAACAGTAGCCTGAACAAGACCACTCACAACATCAACATCCTTCGCCTGAATACTGAATGTTTGAGGCTGGGTATAAACACCACCAAGAACCTTGGTAAAACCGGATGCTTTCATCAAGGCATTAGTAACACCGTATGTCTCATTTGCAGAAGTTAATGCAAACGTAAACGTGTCGGCACTCGCAACAGTCACCGTCCTCAACCCGTTTGGGTTTGTTCCAGTAAATGTTAGCCCAGACAATGTTACCTTGTCCCCAGTAATTAACCCATGGCCCGCAACAGTAATCGTCACCGTATTCGATGCCAACGCCGCAGCAGTGATAACCCTGCCGCCGGGAATCCACTCCCACGACTGGTTTCCACCGCTGCGAAACAAATACACACGATCAAACGCTTGTATCATGTTTACTTCATCGGAAACAATTGTTGCGCCAGGATACGGCAAGTCGGTCACAGTGTAGTCGGTCAAATCAACACGCTTGGCAGAAAGACCAGTTGCCATAATAATGCTCTCATCATTGTCGCTGGTTGGATCACTGTAAATGCAAGATCCCAAAATCTCAGTCACAGCATTGTCCGTCAACTCTGTAATAACCTTGTCATCACTTCCGCCAATCGTAAACGTCTCGTTTGCTCCAACCAACGGATACGTCAACGTGTTAACATCTTTAACTGATACCAAATGAATACCATTAGGGTTTGTCGTTGAAAATCCAAGTCCTTTTACTTTTGTCCAAGAAGCATTACTATCAGATGGAGTCACCACGGGTGTTCCTGTAGCTGGGGAAACAGGCTTCCACGCATCAGGGTTTGTCACTGCATTCCATGCGCCTGCCGGAACAAGTTCGGGAGACGCCACGTTAGCAGTGGATGTCCATCCAGCACCAGATCGCTCTTCATCAAGTATTTCATAACCCACTGGATTTAGTGGACGTATAACAACAAGATCAGGACCGGGCATCCGATACTCTGGACGACCAAGAAACACTTCATAAAATTCAAATGGATCAAAAACAACAGGAGTAGTCCCATTGCTGGTTAATGTGCCTGTAACAGTCATCGTCTGGTAATCAGCATCCAACCCATGCCCAGTCACCGTCAAACTAACCACATCGCTAGCCAAACTAGCCGCAGTAATGTTCTTACCCCCAGCAGTATCAACCAACCAAAACGGCAACTGCAATGGCGCAGAACTACTACTCAAAGCACCACTCCGCAACACAATACCCCTGCGAGGCTGCCAGTACCCCTCTATCCTCCCATTCTTCGACAACACAACCTCACCAGCCTGCAACTGATTAGGCTGCAACCTCTGGTTCATCCCCACAAACCCACCGTCACCATCCGTGAGCAATGAATCATCAAACCCGCCATATGACCGATACTTCGACATCAAGCGTAATACGCAATCACCGTTCCACTCGCAATCTGAACCTTGCTAAATATCCCACCAAGCCCAATACCCGCCAACAAAGTCTTGTTATCAAGATTGGAAATGTCCGCCAAATTACCAGCAGTCTCACCAGTGTCAGTCAACAACACGCTGTCCTCAATGGCCTGAATCCACCTAAACGCACCAGTAGCAGAATCAGCCCCCGTAAGAACTATCCCACCCATCTGACCCTGCAATTGATATGAATCTCCGCGTCCCATAATCGTAGTAAAGTTAATCACAGCCAAGGCACACTCTCCCCGGCAACACCAACCCAACTACCATACCAACACCCACATGTCAATCCCCAATTGTAAAACTTTTGAAGGGGGGGGGCAATAATCCCCAATTGCAAATTTTACGAAGGGTAGGTTAATCAATGAGCATTTTCATTATCCCCAGTCGCGCAACCCCCTCCCCCCCCTATCGTGACTATCCTGGGTGATTCACTCATGATTCGTGGCTGCTGTTCGAGCGTGCATGATCGCGTGAACACCGCTTGTGGATTGAAACGTACGTTTGAGACATCCGTTTCAAGCGTGTGAACGTGCGAGTTTCGATTCAAGGCGCGACTTGCTAGCATGCCGGATCATGCGTGGATTGCACCATGCTGCCCCGTGCTGCGTCCTGTCCGCCTATGCTGCCTCTTGTCACGCGCGGCGGCTTGTAGCGCGTCCTGGTGGCTTGTGGCGGCCTGCACCTTCTCTTGCGCCGCCGCGTGTTGGTTTCTTTTTCATGATCTGTTGTCTTTTATGAGTATCCATCTGTCGTGGTATCCGCGTATTTGGGTAGCAGTCCACCCGGCCTTCACCTTGGCTCCTGCCATGATTTGCTTTTTGACGTATTCCCGAACCGGGATGCCTTCGCACTTGCCCGCAAAGCACCTTTTCCAGAACCACGATTCGTGGGAGTCCGTGCCAAGTTTTTTCGTTGATTGGAGCGAGATAATTTTTTCCGCCGCATCTTCTGCGCTGAATATGTCCATTAAGGTTTCCATGGGTAAAAGGAGGGGCTTTCGCCCCTCCGGTTGGTTTCAGATTTTCTTGAAGTTGTTGGCGAAGGTCTGCTTGGCCATTTTCAGTGTCGTTCCGGTGTTGGTGTCGCGGAGGGTGATTTGATTGAGGTCTTCGTTCATTTCGAGGATGGTGTACTCCTTATTGTCGTTCTTGCGGGTGTAGGTGGCGGTAGTTTTCATCTTGTCTTGTGGTGTAGTGCGTTGCGCTGGCAACGGGGGAAGCATCGCACGGGGCGTGTGACACGCAAGATTTTTTTCATCTTTTTTTCAGTGTTCATCCGCGCACGTTCTTTTGAGCAGTGTTCGCTTGTACGTGTTCGTTTGTACTAGCGTACTTTCGGGCTGCATTCCATAACCTAATCATTAGGTACTAACCTAATCATTAGGTAATATTAGGCGGTTATTTGTTTTTTGTGGGGGGTTGATTGATTTTTGAGGTTGTTTCCAAGGCTGATTTCCAATGCTGATTTTTAAGCCTATTTTCCAGCCTATCCCATCAAATCGAATCAAATCGAATATAAATAACTCTAGCTAGTTTGCG